CACCCCATCATACGATGAACCGCCGGACCCGCCGGAACCATAGTTGCTGGCATTAAATCCATTGCCGCCATTCGTTCCAGGAGCGCCACCGCCCATGATGCTGGAGCCGCCCAGGCCAGAACGACAGCCGATCTGGTTATTCTGACTGTTGAAGAACCCGCCATCGCCGGGAGCGCCGGCCGCAGTCACATCGCCAGTACCGGGAGGACCACCGGCGCCGCCCAAGCCATTTTGCTGGGGAATGGAGGCCGAGAATTCGCCACCGAGCCCGCCCTTGGCGATGCACAGCGCGCCGACGCTGGTATCGCCGCCAGGTTGCCCATTGTTGAAAGGAGATGCCCCCGGGACACCGCCAGCTCCACCAGCGCCGATGGTAACGGTTTGCGAGGCGCCGATCTGTGCAGCCGTTGCCAGTGTGCGGCTGTAACCACCACTTCCGCCGCCGGCACCGATCATGTACAGGCCGGCTGCACCAAATCCCACACCACCGCCACCGCCGGCGCCGACGCATTCGATGATGCAACATTCCGTCTGCGGCGTCGGAACGTATGAAATCGTTCCTGGCGTGCTGAAAATCTGTTTCCCGATGACGACGCCGCCGCCGCCGTGTAACTGGTCATCAATGAACTGCTGCGAATAGAGAAAAATCCAATTACTCCCGTCGTAGATGAAATCGGTGTAGCACCCGCTGACCAGCTCCCCGCCCAGAAGATTGCTGCCGTTCGAGGTTTTGACCAGCGTGTCGCCGAGGCCATCCATGTTGAGGGTGACGGAACTGGTGTTGGTCAGGCCCGATCCGACCTTAAGCTTGACCACCAGACCGGTGGGAATGGTCGTGTAGGTCTGCCCGGAAAGAAATGCCTGCGCGTTGGCAGTGCCGGTAGTGACAATCGAACCGTTTTTCAGATTGCGATCTTTGGCATGCGCGGCCATTTCCGAGCGTGAGGAATTGTTGACCGACGCGCGGGTTTGCCCCTCGACCCAATTGATCAACGGATCGGCCGTTCCATTATCTGCAGCCGTTACCGACCAACTCTGAATGTCTTCACCGGGGCTTGGCATGAGAGGGTTCCTAACTGAATATCTCGTCTGCGCGCGCTTGCGTCAGAATGCCGTCAGTCACGAGCGATGTTTTCAGCGTCGTGCATTTTTTCTTGTTCAAGTTGATCGAACTGTCGAACGCCACGACATCCCAATTTTTCGCATTGCCGCCGGTCTGCCGCCATGTCGTCGCTGTTGCGGCGCGATATTCCGCATTGGTGAACCGTCCGATGAACTCGGTGCTTGCAAGCGTTGTCTTCGGGTTGATTGGGATCGTAGCAATGACATTGTCGGCCGCCGCGATCTGTTGCGGCGTGGCTGACGCTTCGGGCTGATAACTCCATGTCGCGCGATCGTCGCCCTTTCCGATACTGACTGAGGTGATCGGACAGACCTCAGCGATGGCGTCGTGCAGTGTCCCAGCGTCCATTTACATTCTTCCATAAAAGAACAAGCCATTTTGTTGATTGATGCCGACGCCTTGGTCGCCATAAAATGTAGTCGCTGTTGCTCCGGTCACTGCATATTCAAGCGCCTGGAAGAAATGAAAACCTAAACCCAAACCTATGGCTTCACCGATACACGTTGCAAATGTTGCCTGGTTCACCTGACTTGTCGTGCCTGAATAATTCAGAGCAGTATCAAACCCAACTCCAATGGAGCCGCCGCCAGTGCCGCTGACCGGACAATAGAACCGGGCGCCAAACGTATCTTCGCCAAGCCCACACACGTAGCTCGCTCGCATGTTGGCGCTACCATTGGATGACCGCCAGGCAGCGGTGGCATAAGTCCACGAGTCGGTACTGTCCTTGGTCAACGACGCCACATCTATGCGATTATAGGCATTCCATACACCGAAAAATCCCGGTGTTCCGCCGGCATTGACGCCCCCGAATATCCAATCGAGTTGCGACGACGCATTGCTGCGCGTGGTGCCGACATAGGTGCCGCGCGAAGCCGCCGGCCCGTTGGTGATCGCGGCATTGTTGAGCAGAATGCCGTTGACCATTGTTAGCGCGGTGCCGGCAGATCGCGCCGTGTCGCTGGTCCAATCGGGGCCATGTCCTAGTCGGATCGTGCCCGCATCATTCCACACGAACCAATCGTTGACCTTTGATACGCCGATGGCAGCGGGGCTTTTGGTGGTGTCGGTGGTGGCAACGCTCAATTCCGTGAACGTTGTTGGCGTCATGGTGGTGCCGTTATAGATCGGCACCTGATCACCAACATATGGCGTGTAATAGATCGTCGTCTTTGCCGATTGCGTCGTGACCATCACCGGTGTGGCGGTCTGCAGCGTCAGCCGGCCTTGCGGCGGGACGGGGGTAGCGGTGCCACCAGCCACCGCATTTGCCTTGATCTGTCCTGCAGTCGTTCTGTCCCATGTCACCGTCGCAGTGTCGGTGAGCACGCGCTCGCTGGTCAGTGTCGCGTCAGCCGTCGACGTGACGTATTCCGCGCCGATCGGCGCCGCGCCGATGTCGCTCAACACTGTCGCCGGCGCGACACCCTGGATCGTGGTTGCCGTCACCCAACGGGCATACTGCCCTGATGTGGGCGTACCGGAATTGCTGACATTGCCGCCGCTGCCGGTGGCGGTTAGATTGCCGCCCGAAAACGATAGCCCGGTTGAAACGTTGACAGCGGCCCAACTGTCGACGCCGTTGCGATAGTAGATCGTGTTGGTGCCGGCGAGCGCTTCCAGCGCCGCCAGATCATTGGCCAGCGCCAGCGTCGGATTGCCAGCTACGCCGTTGCCGTTGCTGACCGTGATGCCGGCCGCCGGGCCGGTGATGGTGCGGCCGGTGAAGGTGTCGGCCGCCGTCTGCGTCAGCAGACCGTTGGTGTTGTAGGCAGCAAGCGCGGTAAGCGTGGCATCTTGTGCTTGGAATGGGCCGCCGGTGACATAACCTTGTGCTTTGACAAATGCAGTCGTGGCGATCGAAGTATCGCTGTCAGCCGTGGCCGGCGTCGGCGCCTGCGGATCGCCGGTGAATACCGGGCTGGCGAGTGGTGCCAAGCCCGCCGTGCTAACCGTATTGGTCAGATTACCGCCGCTGAACGAAAGCCCGGTTGAGACAACAACCGGCGACCAAACATTGCTGGCAGACCGATAGAAGATTGTGTTTGTGCCAGTCAGCGCGGCAATTGCGGTCAGATCAGCATCGAGTGGCTGATAGGTTGCCGTTGCGGTTGCGGTAGTCAGATAGCCTTGCGCCTGCACATAGGCGGTGGTGGCGATCGAGGTGTCGTTATCTGCGGTCGCCGGTGTCGGTGCTTTTGGATCGCCGGTGAAGGTTGGCGAAGCCAGCGGCGCCCCCCCAATGTCGGAAAGCACTGTCGCCGGCGCCACTCCGGCAATGGTCGTAGCCGTCACCCAACGGGCATACTGCCCTGATGTGGGCGTACCGGAATTGCTGACATTGCCGCCGCCGGCGGTCGTGCTGGCCTTGGCCTCGCCAGGCGTCGAGAAGTCCCAGGTTATTGACGCCGTGTTGGTCAGCACCCGCTCGGCGGTCAGCGTCGGATCGGCAGTTGCAGTGATATACTCCGCACTGGTGGGAGCGCCACCGCCGCTGCCGCCGGTCGACGTGATCCCGAGCGCGTTTCTTGCGGTGTAGGGATCACGGGCGGCGTCGAAATCACGCCGCCACGGGACATCCATCAGGCCACACTCCCATCATCCTGTGCATCCACGACCACGCCCTGCGCGTGGGTCCACTTGCTCGAGCGCGGAATGATGTGACGAAAGCGATGCAGGCGGGCCGAGATATAGACCGCCGCCAAGCCGGTGATTTCGATCGGAAAGGCTTGCGACCATACGACATTGTCTTGCAGTCGTTCGCTGGTACCGTCGTAGATCAAGCCCTCGGCACTATCAGCCAAAGGATAAACTTCGCCCACCATGGCGCGATTACCCGGTACCAAATGCAAGTCACCGCTTTCCAGGGTGGCCTGCAGATTGGGGCCGGCCAGTTCCGACAAATAGCCGTCAGGATTGATTGCCGCCACGCGCGGCCTACCACCCTGATAGGCAAAACTGTCCAACGGGCGCGGCTGTGGTGTTCCGGCCCATTCCAGCCATTCATCGCCGGGTTCCGGTCCCGTAGTGTCAAGATCGAGATTGGTCGAGGACACCGCCGACGATGCCCACATCTGCGCATTGATCTTCCACCTCGACCAACGCTGATTGCTCCAATTGAAGATGATGACGCTGTCGTAATAGTTGGCGGGCGAGCCGCTGGAGGCATGATAGGCCCAAGCGATGAACGGTCGCACCGCAGTAATGGCTTGGACGATATTCGCGCGGCCGATATCGCTGTGGGCCAAAAACCACTCGTTGACCTTCTCATGGCCGATCGGGATCAGGGTTGAACCGGACAGAGCATAGAAACCATCCTCGGCTCGAAAATACAGCGTGTCGCCGATACTCGTGTATCCAAATTCAGAGATCGAACCGCGGTCGTACACCACCTTCGACAGCGAGAAAATAAACGTCGTATCACCGGGCAAGAATTGCAAAAGCCGGATGGCCCGGTCCTGGCAGACATAACCAATTTTATCGCCACTTATCCCCATAATGGGACCACCGTCCGGCATTTCCTGCTCGTCTGAAAGATTGATGCCGGGGGTCCAACTGAAGGGATCATTGATCCCCGACCACATGATTTTCCTGCGGTTGGAGAGTAGCCCGCCCATGATCACGAAATCGCCGATGGTGCGAACGTTGTGTGCCTTTTCCCCCACGGGGAAGTTGGTCAGTGGAGCAAAATTCGTATTGGCATCGACATCACAGAACTGTGGCGTGTCCCCGATCTGGACCGCGATCAGGTATTTTCCGAACATGGTGAAGGACCACAATTCACCAATCGGCACGGTGTAGCCGCTGCCCACCTCGACCCAGCCGGTAAACAAAGTCCAACGATAGAGCTTGCTGCGGGTACCGCCGTAAATGCGCCACTCACCATCGGTGGTGCGCGCCGAGGTCAGTCCGACCACCGGCCCGGCCAGTGGCGGAGGGGGAATGATGCTGTCGGTGAACGGCACCAGATCCGGCACCGGCATGTAGGAATTGATGCCGGGAAATACATTCTCAACGTCGTTGCAGAACTTGCTGTCAAGGGTGGCAATGTCTGGCCGCCACTCGTCCCACGGTACCGGTACTTTTGGCATCAATTCGGCTCCCGCGCCGCCTTAACCGCAGCTTGCAAATCGAGAAACTTCCGGGTGGCTTCTGGCGTCGTCGTTCGGATTTCCTCGCCGTCCTTGACCAGCACAACTGAGCCGCTGCGATTGCCGAGCATGTGTTGGAGTAATTGCGGAGTGTGATAGATCACCACCAACTCTTGGCCGCTGTCGAGAATGGCCTGTTGCCGCTCGGTCAATGGTAGAACCCCCATCACCTCGCCGTTACCGTCGTAAATCTTGAACATCAAAAATAGTCCGCGGTTCGTACCGAGGGCGAGGTCGCGCCGGTGGTGAGCGCGGATAGCTGGATCAGTTCGGCAAATTTCTCGTCGCGCAATTGCTTGTGCGCGATTGCAGCCTCGCCGTTGCGGGCAAGGATGAACAGTTCGGTCAGCGCGCCTTCAAGGTACAGGTCGGGATGATCGCTGATCAGCCAGTTAGTACCATTATCGCCATTCTGGGTGCCGACAATGCTGGGGATCTTCTGGTAGTAGTGGAATTCGTAGATGCCGTCCGCATTGTCGCGCGGGCGAGTGGTGAATATATCGCCGTCGATCGTGAACACCTTGGGGTTGCCGTGATCCTGCTCGATCCACGTCGATCGCAGATAGGCAGGGTGGACGTAGTCCAACTCCACCGACGGCGTTCTGCCGGTCCACAGCACCGTGCGCCAGAGCAGATAGTCATCCGGCACGAATGTCGAGCCCGGCATGATGACAAAGAACGGCGAGGACAAGGTGATGTCATCGGTCGTGAGCACAGCCATTGCTTCCTGCTGCCGGGTACGCAGCCGGCGATTGGCCACCGCCTCAAAACTGGTAACAGCGCGAGCGTAATTAGCGGCAAACCGCGAATGAAACAGCGAGCCGCTGAGCTCGGTCTTGAGCGAGCCGTAATTATTGATGATCGGCATTAGGCACTACCTTCTTTGGCCGGCCTGGTCCGCGTTTCACTGGCGGCGCGGTCAGGACTGCGATCTGTTCCTCCAACGGCGGCGCCGGCGGCCCGGCATAGGCAAACGCGGTGAACTTGGGCGCCTCAACAAACATATTGGGTTCAGTCTTGATCTCGACCCGGAAGGTGCGGTTGTTCTTGGCCTTGCCGATCATGTACGGATCGTCCACCGCCACCGGCACACCAATTGGAAATTCAATCCCGCACCATTGCACGGCTGGGGAACAGCCGTCTTCGCCGTCCCCCAGCCAGGTGAGGTAAACCGGATCGGTCATCGGATCATCCAATGTCGGCCGTTACGGGCAGTCCAGTCGTGTCGTCCACATTTCCGCTGATGGTTACCGGATTGGTCAGGTTATGAATAAAGATGTAGTTCTGCGCGAGTTGTGATTTCTGAATGCGGTTGTTGGTGATGGTGACATCCTGCGCGACGTTGGCATTGATGCTCTGGCACAGGATGCCATAACCCAGTTCCGAGCCAACGTGCGCGGCATCGAACAGGCACCGATTGTTATCGATCACCACGCCAGAAAAACCGCCCCCTTCGGTCTGCAGGATGATGCAACTGGTGTCCCAGCTCACGATCGTGTTGTGCCGGATGATCAGGGACGTAAACCCGCCCGCGCCCTGAATGCCGTCAATATGCGATCCAGGGCCGGTGATGGAAAACAGTCCGTGAATGTAGTTGTCGTGAATGTTCATCCCGGTATCGCCGATGACGATGCCGTTGACGTAGCCGCTGATGTCACAAAACCTAATCTCGATATTGGGGGCGAAGTCCGGCGAGATACCATTGGCCCCGCCAATCCCGGTCAATAGGCACCGCTCGACCAGGCACCCCGACAAGGCCGCACCAACCGTGCTGATGGCGGCGCTGTCCTGACTGTTGATGATGCAATCTCGTATTATAACGTTGGGATGTCGGATAATGACCATGCCATTGTCGATCTGCCGCTTCTCGACAATCTGTCCGGCCGACGAAGTGTTGAAATTTCCGGTTGTGGTGGTGAACACTGTGCCCGCTGCGGGTCCGGTGTTGCTGGCGTTGGGCCAAGTGCCAGCGCTGCTGGTGTCCAGAGCGATGCTCTGGATATCCCGCCGCTGCACGACGTAGCGAACGATCACCAGCGCAGAGCCGGCATTAGCCGGCGTTCCAGCCTGGTCATATTTCAGGGTTATGGAGGTCGGCCGCGCCAGCGGCAGCGACGACGGCATGGTCAGGGGTACCTTGACCACGCCCAGCGGGCCGATCGCCGTGCCCGCCGTGTAGGCCGATGGATTGGTGCCGCTGAAGTCGGACTGACCGATGACGATGTTGTTCTGCGTTCCGGCATTGAATGCCGTCGTGGTGTAGACGGTGATGTCGAGGACAACAGCATGTGGCGGCAACCCCCCGGCGAAGACGGTCGCCGGGGAATTGTACGCCAGCCGGCTAGTGATGACCTGTGTGGCCTCGCGCTGGGCGTCCTGAGACGGGGTGTTGCTGGCGAAAAGCGTCGTGGCCATGATTGCCTCGCCCCAGGGGTATTGCTTACGGAACCACGAACCGAACCGAGAGCAGCCCGGTGCCGGCCGTGGCGGCGGTGCCGGTCTGCGTGTAGGACGCCGTCACCGTGGTTGCCCGTGACAGCGGAATGGCCGTTGTCGGCAAGGCTGGAGCCGCAACACCGAGCGGGCCGATCGCCTGCGCCGACACATAGGCAGTCGTAGAGGTGCCGGTGGGATCGGTAAACCCGACATTGAGGTTGTTAGTGGTCACCGCATTGAACGCGGTCTGAGTGTGGAAGGTAATGCCGGTGATCGCAGCATTGGCCGGCAGTCCGCCGACATTGATTGTCGTCGGGCTGTCGAAATTGATCCGGGCCAGCATGACCTGTTCAACACGATAGCCCATGTCCTGGGAAGGAACCGCAGTTTGGAGATTGGCAACCATTGTTGTGTTCCTTTCCTTAATCCGAAGCCGAGGCGAAGAAGCCGGTAACGACGCCCCATTGCTTCAGGGCGGTGCCAGCCTTGGGATGGAGTTTGTACATTTTCGCAACCCCATAGGCCGCCTCGATGCCGACGCCTTTGATGAATTGATAATCATCCTCCTGCCGGAAGGTAGGCTTCGCCATCTGCGCATAGGCAATGGCCGCCGCCTGCTGGCCGCAGAGGAAGACCGGCTCGACCCTGGCACTAGCCGCGCCCGCCAATAGCAGATTGCCACCCGAAGGGACGCCCCACGGGCCGGGATTTGCCGTCGTTCCCACAAAGCGAGAAATTTCCGGCACCAGGCGGACGATCACGCCGTCGTAGATCTGATCCCCGTCTTGAAACAGCGGATTGTCGGGCGCACCATTGACCTGCCGGCCTTCTCTGGGCCGGGCATCCTTGTTCACCACCGCCAGATCAAGCTTAAGATCACGGAACGAACTCAGACCGGCGAAGCAGACATAATACTCGTAACCGTCGCGGGTTTTGTAGGGCCGAATGCGCGGGTCGGCATTCATCGCCACCCGCTTCATCAACGAGAGACTGGCGGCGGTGAATTTGTCCGCGGTGGTGTCGACGTTGGACAGCGAAGTGACGAAGTTGCCGGCCGACAAGTTGCTGACCGCAGCGCCGAACAGGATGCGGTCGTTGTTGTCGGTCTGCCAGGTGTTGCGCTGCGCGACGGTGGCCAGGTCGAACTGGATGCCGTTAACACGGGTGCCGGCGGTCGGTTGGATTGCCGATGGAAGGGCCATAAATGCCGCGATGATCTCGTCGCGGGTTACCTCCTGCAGCCAGTCCGAAAGTAGCGGCTTGGCCTCGCCGAAGGTGTCGGCGCTGTCCTTCTGCATTTCCGACTTCTTGGTGACCACGGCATTACGGGCCCATTCGACCCAGACGCGCATGCCGTAATCGTCGATCTCGTCCTCGAAACCAACCAACGGTCCGGTGGAAACGCCCTGCCCTCGCAGCCGAGTGACCAGCGGAATGTTGATCTGCTCGCCGCCGCTCTTGAGCTCCATGCGCCGGCGAATGATGCTGTTGATGTCCTCGCCCATGTAGGCCGAGAACATATTCTCCCTGACCCATTCACGATTGATCTGCTGCGTGTATTTGACCAACTTGTTGTTGGCTTGAACGGTGGAAACGGCCATGGCCGTCGGTCCTTTCTGCTGGGCCGTTTCCCCAACAAAAAACCCGCCACGCGGCGGGTGATCAGGTCGGGAATTGCGGCCGGTTTATCGGGTGGCGAAGTTGTAAAGACTGGCGTCGCTCATATCGCCCGACTGCTCGAGGCGGCCCGACGAGGACGGCATCGAGGACAGCGAAGGCGGCAAGTTCACATTGGGTTGAGCACCATTGCCGCGTGGCTGATTTTGCTGTTGCCGCGCCCACCAGCGCCGGGCCATTTCTTCCTGCTCTTTTGGATCGTTGCGCCAGGCTTCCTGCTGCTTCTGCTTCCAGGCACCGGGGTCACCGATTTCCTGTTGCTGCTTGGCGTAGTTGAACCAATTGACCAGTGCGCCATAAGGATGACCGCTCGACATGATCTGTTGAAAGATGAAATTGCCCTGCGGGCTGTGACGCACCTGCGCCATTGCCTTCAAGGCGGTTTCCACCGTTTCAACGCCAAACTGAACGTTGGCAAATTCCCGCGACATCGCGTCCTTGTTCGACATCACCTCCATCTGCATCTGCTGACGTAATGGATTGATGACGTTGTGAACGAGATATTGGTCGGGGTTGTCGTAGATCGTCTGCGGCATCTGCTGTTGCTGGTAGGCGAGCTCGCGCTGCTGCTGCTCGTATTGCAGCCGCTGCCATTGCTGCCGCATCTGGTCGTTCTCGGCCTGGATGCGGTTGCGCCGGTCACGCTCTTCCAGCAATTCCCGCAACGGTACGCGATGATCCTGACTTTGCGCCGCCTGCGGTTGACCCGTTGGCGGTTGTTGTCGGGGTTGCTGCGGGGGCGGCTGCTGCTGCGCAGTAAACCGGCCCTGCTCGTCGCGGGCACGTTGGCCACCTTCCTGTGGAGTTTGTGGAGTTTGTGGTGGAGCTTGTGGAGGCTCCGGGGAAGGTACCGGTGCCGGCTCGGAAGCCGGCTCGGGGTCGCTTATGGCACTGTCGAACAGTTGGCGATCGGTAACGACAATATCCTCGCCGCCACCCCCGCCATTGGTGGGGTTGGTGTCAGTGTCAGCCATGGGTGTGGTGTCCTCTGCTTTGCCCGTATCGTGGACAGACGAAACGCCCCATATCGCCGGGACGAGGCGGACGATCCTTATGCCGTGGGATCGAAACGGGCCCCGTATCGTGGGGCGGACGAGCTCTATTGCGGAATATGCAACTGCGGCCCCGCCAGCGCCTGCGCGCGCTTGGTCTGGGCGTCCGCGACCGCCTTGAATTGCGCCAATTCGGCATCGAGCGCAGCCTTCTCGCGCGCCAGCTGCGCGTCGGTCATGGCCTCGAACTGTTTCAGTTTTCCTTGCTGCACCACCTTGGCGGCTTCCAGTTGCAAGTTGTCCTTGTTCTCTTGCTGCTTCATCTGCAGTTCGGCCTGCTTCATCTGCATGTCGGCCTGCTGCTTCTGCTGCTCGGGGGAAGGCTGCTGCTGCGCCTGCGCGGCGGCGTCAGTGAATTTCTTCTTCACGTCGGCCGGCAATGGCGAGGTTTCAATCAGCACCTCCATCACCGCCTTGGCCGCATCCGGCGACAGCATCGGTGCGATTGCCGGCAAGGCCTGCGCAATGGCGTCGTAGGTGTCCTGCATGATGGTGATAGTGTCGGGGCCTTCGTCCAATATGATGTCGACATCCAGGTCGCCCACCGGATTGACCATCTGCGGCAGGCCGGTCTGCTGATCCATCTGCATCTGATTGAGGCCGACGAACTGCGGCTGGCCGTTCTTGTCGGTGACCCTGATCCAGCGTTCCGCGGTCCAGTATTTGGTCGCGGCATTGAACAGCGCGGTGTAGACCCGGATTTTCCACGAACGCAATTGCGTCATGTAGGGGCCGAGTTCGGCAATGCCGGCCTGCTGAAGGAGATTGATGGCGCGACCGGACGAACCGCCAACACCACCAGCGCCTTGGCCGACCAGGGCGGGATTAGGCCCGAAGTTCTCGATTTCCGACTTGGCCTCGCGCAGCATTTCCAATTGTCCCATGACCGCGGCCTGCTTGGCTTGGTCATCGAACTGGATATCATCGATCGAGGTGTGGGACAGCACGATCCCGTCGGAGCGCGCGCCCTCGCGTCTAAGGGCCTCGACATTGTTGTCGGCGACTGCCGCCTTGGTGGCGCGGATGCGGCGGTTGTTGAGTTCGTGCAGCGCCTTCGATCGGCGCTGATTGATCTCGTCCTGCGCCGACATGAGGTTTCGGGGGAAGCCGTAGCGATCACCATCATGATCGATGGCCGCCGAGAACATGATGTATTTGCACTGGCTCTCGTCGTACTCGTTGAAGAACGGCGAAGTGTCCTCCATCAGCTTGTTGGCGCCGGTGAACAGGCAGTAATTCCACACTCTCCCCGACTTGAACCAGATGTCCACCAGCCTGACTTCCTTGAAGTCGCGAGTGCCGTCCCGCATCCAGCGATTATCGCGGTCGGAATTAGTGGTGAGATCGGCGCCGGAATAGTCGCCTTCCTTGATCTTGTCGGCGTATTGCGGCATCAGGCTGATCAACACATCCTGATCGATCCACTTGCCCACGCCCATGTAGGTGGCGTCGGAAAAGTCCGGCTTCACGCTGCGCGGATCGTAGAAAAACCCGTCATTGTCCACGACGCCGAAAATCACATCCATGTCGGGCGGCTGGCCCGGCTGCTGTTGCGGCAATTGATTGCGGGATTGCCGCTGCTTCAAATTCAGTTCAATGCCGGCAAGGCCATCAATGGCGGCATTCTCGGATATGACGGGGGTTTTCTCGTTCCATTTGTTGCTGTCCATCAGGTAGCGCAGCACGGCGGTCGCAAGATCAGCGCCGCCCTGGTTCTGTGGTGTGCGCGGATAGGCCTTGGGATCCTGCCGCAACCGATCGACCAGACCGACAATGCCGTCGATCTTGCGGCCGATGCGGTTGTACGTCACCACCGGCTGCTTTCTATCATTCAACGTTTTGATCTGCTCGGCGGTCCACTGCGCGCCGTGGCGATAGCGCCGGGCCTGCTGCTGCTCCTGAATTTCCAAGGTCTTGCTGTCGAGGTAGGTGCTGTAGGCCTTGCGGTACTTGCTCAGCGGCCAGAAGCCCGGACGCTCGTCGCCCTCGTCCGAACCCGAGGCCATCGGCCCAGGCTGAATGCCGCCGACAGAATAGCCGCTAGGGCTCAGTGCCGCTGTGAGTGCCATCAGTCGCCACCGTATTTTTTCCGGCCGATGTGAAGCACCGGCTTGCGCTTGTTGACGTGAGAAGGAAGCTTGCCGCCCTGGTCGGACGCGACGAATTCCTGTGCCACCTTCTTCGGAATTTCGAGCGTGCTTTTTCCCGCCGCGGCGGCATGCATCGCCGCGCGCTGCGCTTGACTGCGCATCGGCATGACAATGTCCTTATTTCAGCAGTGGGACGCCGAACGACAGAAAGATGATGATCGCCACCACCAGGAGGGCAGTGGAAGCGATCACCACCACGGCGCGGGACACTCCCGGCGGCGTGGATGAGCTGGGCTTACGCCGACGCGAGGTCACGCCACCATCTCAAAAGGTTTTCCAGTCTGCCGGCTGAACGCTGTCGCCGCCCATCTTCTTGTAGCCGGAAATGTCCTCTGGCTTGGGTTTTTCTATTGTTGGAACATAAGGCCGGCTCATACAGGCATATCTGCAGCAATCGGCTGCGTGATCTTCCGAGTCCGTGAGCAGATCCTCAGGATGATCCGCGTCGTGTTGAAGAAAGGGGATTGTTCTGATGCTGTCGACGCAGGTGGAGAAGAACACGATCATCGGCCGGCCCTCGTCGTCGCCCTCCAGGCGCGCACGTAGCTGATCCCAGCCACCCATTGCACCACGCTGCGCCACCCGCTTGTTGTCGGCGCGGCGGAACCAGACCGTACCCTTGGAGCCTTGCGCAATTCGTTCGGCGATGGAGGGGCCGCCGTCCTCTGCGAAAGCGCTCGGGTCAAGCACGCCATATGAAATAGTGTCTCCATCTTCCTTCCTGGCGATGTCCTTGCCGACATAGTCGGCGTGGCGCTTAATGCCGACATTGGGCTTGCCCGGCACCATGCCGTAATACTCGCGGTAGCAAACCAGGCACCCCCGAGGGAGAATAAACACCCCACTTTTTTCGCTTGACAGTTCGTAATCGTCCTGAACCACGGCGTACCACTGCACGCAGAACGGAGCGGCACTGCCCCAGTCCATGGCGCGAAAACGCATCCACGCCTTCGGGATCTCGAACGGCCGGATGACGTGCTTGTCGTTCGACCAGTTGTCGAAAAAAGCACCGATCGCCACCGACCAATCACCGTCAAGCCAGGCCCGCACCAGTTCAGCCGAGCCGGCCGAGCGTAACCTTTGCTTATAGGCCTCGGTGTCGATGTACTGGTTATTCTCCACCCGCGATGGGATGTAGATGCGCTCGAGGCCGCTCAGTGGGTCGACAATGATCTCGTGTCCCAAGGGTGCAGGATCAACGTAGCGTGCTCGCACCCAGTGGTGCCCGACACCACCAGGGTTGCCGGTCGCCCGGAGGCCAACAGGTACTCCTGCGCCTGATCTAAGTGTGGCCATGAGTTTAAGGACTGGCGCCGGGCTCGGGAAATTGCCAACCTCCTCGACGTAGATCCGCGTGTACGAGTGGCCCTGGTACTGGTCCGCATCGGCGTCCCTTTCCAGATAGGCAAAGCGCAGCCTGGCGCCGTTCTTGGCGCGCCAGCGCTTCTCGGTTTCGTTGAAGTCCCAGCCGAGCGGAGCATAGATTTCCTTGGAGCGTTCGATCGTCTCCACCAGTTCCGTTCGCGTGCGCCGGATCATCAGGCCGATCGCGTGCTCCTTGTACAGTCCAGCGTGCTTGGCCCACTCGCCCAGCATGGCGTCGGTCTTGCCGCCGCCGCGGGCGCCGCCGAAAAAAATCTCGAATACCGGGCATTCGAGCAGACACCACTGCGCGGGATTTAGCCCGGCACTCCAGACGATCTGCTGTTCCATGCGATCACTGCAGCGTGCCGCCATTGATTTTGGGCGGCGGCAGCGCCGGCACCTTGTATCGTTCCAACCACTGCTCGCGCGTCAATGTGGCCGGCACCTCGATTACGAAATTGTGCGTCACCTCGGCGCGCAATTCCGTCCTAGTCAGGTCGGGAATGATCTTCTTCAACAAAATGTCGATCGCGCGCACCTGCGACATTTCCAGCGCAATCTTGCCGTCGATGTGCTCCATCAGCCGGCCGATCAGCTTCGACGCGCTGATTTTCTTGCGCGAGGTTTCGGTGTAGACGCGGTTTTTCTTGGCGGCCATGCTAACCACCCATGCCGGCGTCGGGCGTCGCGCCGGGATCGTGGAACCACTGCGTGGCCCCCGGCCAACCAAAGGTCAGCGGCTGCCCCATCCCCGACTGCAGCATGTTGGGCACGCCATAGGCCGTTCCCGCGCCGAGAGCCGTGGCTCGCCCTGGCATGCTCTGCTCGCCGCTGTTACCGCCGCTCGGAACCCATCCGGCCGGCCCGCCCATGCCAACGCCGCCGCTCTGGGTGTCGATCAAAAACCCGTTGCGCATGACCCAACCCGGTCCCATGCCCAACAGACGCCAGTTGTTGGTGGACAGCCCGCCTTGGCCGAAGGTTTGGCTTTGCGGCACGCCGCGCGGGTTGTTCCGGTAAAGGTCCTCGATTTTGAAAAAGCCGCCCTTGTCATTGGGGAAGTCGTAGCCCTGAGTTTGTCGCCCGTATCTGCTGCCATATCGCGGCGACAGCCCGCCCGCCAGTTGCTGGATGTTGATGCCAGCATCGGCTGCCACCTTTCGCGGGTCGTCCGCTCGGGGCTGACCGGAGGCGTCGAAGTATTGGTTCATGTCAGGGGAGTGGGCGAATTGCTGACCGGACGCCCCCGCCCTGCCCGCAAGATCGCTTGGAGCCCAGGTACCGAACTGCGCCTGCGACGGATTTAGCAGATCGCGAGCGGCGGTGTTGACGTTCGACTGCGCTGCATTCTGAAAGACCTGAGAGAGATAGGTGGGTTCATTGTACGAGCCGCCGGGGCCGGCAAACATCGGGTCGAGGAACAGCGGCTGCGGTTGATCCTCCTGCGCCATCTGCAGCAAGGACGGGGCGCCAGCGCCCAGCATAGGATCGGCCATTGTTGCCTCCTAATAACTCTTGTTGCCGATGATCACGCGCCGTGACGGCCGGCGAATGGCATCGTAGCCCAGCTGCCGGGACAGCTCGTTCGGGCTTTGGTCGATCGCGGGGACTTCCGGTGCTTCGTAGTCTCCCGGCTGCGTGATGTCCCGCATGCGCGACTGCCCCAGCGCGATCAGCGCCGGATCGTTGAGCATCCTTTGCCAGTTGGCATTGAGCCGCAGTTGGCCACTGTCGACCATATCCATCAGAGTGGGTGCTGGGTCTTGCGCATTGCGTATTGCTTGCTTGATCCCGCCCTCAAGGCCCCTGTAGCGGCCGGGATAATCCGGGGCTGTTACCTTGGGCCAGCGGCCGATCCTGGGATCGCCCCTGCCCGGTTGCGGCATGTGCGCCAGCACCGTGCCCGGCTCGTCCGGCACGATGACTTCCGGGCCTTCCTCGCCGACGAGATAAGGCTTGCCTTTTTTCACCGGGCCGCCTTCAGCGCGGGCCTCAACCGGCTCGGCCTGCGGCGTAGCTGCAACGGCCGGCGATGATACGTCCGGCGAGGTGGCAACATCGGAGCCGATACCGCGGCCCGGATTTGCGGTCACGTAGTTGGTGGCGACAAATTTGCCCGCGCTCGTGTCATTCCATCCCTTGCCGAAATTGCCGACCGCGATGTCGAACTGGTTCAGGTCAGGATTTGCATTCCCCCTGAACTCGCCGCCAGTGTCGTCGACGCGGCCCATGACATTGTTGAGCGTGTAGGTCTTGCCGTCGATCGGGCTGGTGTAGGTGATGTTGCCGATAAACATCGTCTGCCCGAACTGGCTGGGATGGCCGGCAAGTGAAACGACATCGGCTCGACCGCTTCGGATGTCATCGAGGGTGGTCAGTGCATTTGCTCTTGACCCGATCATCGGGCCTTCCGTGCCCTTCGCACCCGAAGCACCGGGCGCATAGAACGTGAAGATTTTGCTGCCGACGACGCTGCGCCCAGGTTGCCCGCCCATTGAGCCGCCCTCTCTGGCAAGTTCAATGGCGGCGATCTCGTCGCGCGATGATCCGCGCACGCCGCGCGCTTCCGCGGTGCTGATGGGATTGAGTTGTGACAGCATGCTGAGCAGCGAGCTGGGCAACGAGGCTTGCTCGGTGTCAGCCCGATCGGTGTCAGCAACCCGGAACGGCTGATCCAACGCCCCTTGCCGGCCGGGTGCGTAGACCGGCGCGGGCGGGCCCTGTGCCGGATGTGCGGCCGGTTGGTAGCCCTGCATTGCCTGATCAATAGCTTCAGCAATCTTGCTTTGGACCTTTGACCACATATTGATCCCAAACACCGTATAGTTGGGGCCATAACCCATCGCGGTCGCGGTCTTGATAGCCGTATTCAACATTGCGGCCCTGGCCATGGGAGCGGGAACCCCAGCCGCCATCAATGCTGCCCTTCCTGTCGCTCCCTTCGCTTCGGCTTGCTCCCTGGTGGTTTGGGGTCCTATCCCCTTTATGGCCTGGGCGGCGATTGCCTCTATTGCGCGATTTAACATCATGGGGTCCGCGCGGCCCCGCGCCGGCGGTGTGAAGGATGTCGGCGCTGCTGGCTCATCTGTTGGCGCGTCGGGCGGCAAATTGGTTGGGGCGGGCGGCGGGATATCGGCCGGCGGGCGGGGCGGGGCGGGCTGCTGAGCCTCCTGCGGGGGTGGCGCGACAGCACCCTCGCGCGGGAGCGGACCCGGCCTTGGCAACGGCACTTGAGTTTGCTGCTGCCCCGGTATCAGCCCGCGAGCGGCAGCCTCTTGTCGGTTGCGCGCATCTATTGCGCGCTGGTCCTGCTGCTCCTGCGCGCTCGGTCGGTTGCCGCCAGCGCCACGCGCGTCGCTCAACTCGATGTGAGGTTCATCGAAAATTCGGCCGTTGCGAACGCCCAATGTTTGAAGCCCAAACTCACGAGCATGGGCGCGTACATAATCCCGCGCTCGACCGTGTTGAAAATCGATGGCTCGGCCATGACCGTGATTGGAATTACCGGGCCGGGCTGCTGGGCCAAGGCGACCGCCTTGATAGCGCGTATAGACACTTTCTTGCGACGTGCGCGGGTCCATCAGATGTTCATGAGCTTCGCCGCGGTGCGCCGGACGATATCCGCTGCTAGCGGTCAATTCATCGCGGACATATTGCGGCGTGCGCGGGTCGGCGAGCAGGCGATTGATATTCGCAATTAAGCGCGAGTCCAAGTCGCTCACATTGTTGTCACCGGTGCGAAAATTCGGCTCGATCCCGGCTTGTCGGGCGGTGCGGAAGTCAACGCCAGGGCGGCCTTGCGGATAATCGGTGCGGCCACTGTCGCGATAATAGGGATTGCTTCTGTTGTCGGTTTCCGACCTAGAATAGATACCATTTTGTCCAATGACGGCACCGGGCTGGGCGGGAATGTTGCCTGGCGGGGTGATCCCCGGCCGATCTGTAGTCGGGGTGCTACGATCTCCCTCTGGTTCGGGCGCGTCGTCATCGTGCTGCGGCTGGTCGCCTGGCGGTTGGGCCTCGGGCTGCTGCTCGCGCGGGCCGATCGGCGCAGTCGGCTGCTGCGAGAATGGAGCCTGCGGCGCTTGCGGCGGCAGCATATCAACCAAACTGGGCTGGCGGGATTGCTCTTGTTGCTGCTCTCGTGCGGCCTGCTGCTGCGCCTCTTGCACGGCCTGTTGCACGGCCTGTTGCACTTCCGGCGAAATCGGTAGCGCTGGTGGCGGCGCGTCCTGCTGTTGCTCGACTGGTGCGGTCGGCTGCTGTTGCCCCGACGGGGCTTCCTGCTGCTGCTGTGCTGCTTCCTGTTGCTGCTGTGCCTGTTGTTGTTCCTGCTGCTGTTGCTGTGCGGGCGCCTCTGGCTGTTGCTGCGGGGCTTCCTGCTGTTGCTGCGGCGACTGCACTTCCGGCGCTGGTGGTTGCACTTCCGGAGCAGGTGGCGGCGCTACAACCTCGACATTCTGGACTTGTTGCTGGGTTGGGTCGTGAACCAACGGGCCGACATTCAAGCCGGTAACACCAAAAACGGGCGACCCTCGCGACGGCCCGGCGACAAGGCTATCGATCCCCAATTGGGTGGCGAGACTATCGGGGCCCCGGCCCTGCTCGCCGCGCGCCTGCATGTCGAATGCGGTGGTAGGCATCCCAAACGGCATGCCGGTAGGTGAGTTGATATCGACCCAATTATTGGGATTGAGCGCGGTGTAGATGCTGCTGAGCAATCCGGGTTCGCGCCCGCTGGTGGTGGGCGGCCCCATATCGGCATAGGGCGAACCTTGGAAGTCGGTGACATCCGATGATGTTCGGTCGGATGTCTGACTGGGACCGAAGTCGGCATAGGGCGAGCCCTCATAGTCGGTGGTTGGCGTCTGCTGACTGCCGTACAGATCGCCGGCGATAATGTTTGCCGCAGTGCCGTAATCGGTCGTCTCGGCTGCGCGCTGGCCGGCATCGATGATGGCCGCCGCATCAGGACCGCCCTCGTCGGTGCCACGGCTCGCCGCGTAATCGCTGCCGATGCCGCCCCTACCGCCTCCACCTCCACCTCCACCTCCACCTCCACCTCCACCTCCCTCGTCGCCGCCCTTGCTGCCGGCGGCTGCCGCAACCGACTGGGTCTGTGACGGAGCATCCGCATCCGGTGTGGCCGGGGCGCCTTGCGAGGAAGGCTCGGCATCCTGCAACCCGCCGGGATCGGCATCGGGCAAGCTGTCGGACTTGGATGGCGCCTCGGGCTCGGCATCCGGCGCGGCTTCGGGCGCAGAGGGCGCAGAGGGCGCAGCGCTTCTGCCGCCCGCGTCGTCATTACCCTTGCTGCTGCCGTAGAAGCCGCCGCCCGGAACGCTGCCTACCGTGCTGGTCGTGCCGGCGGGAGTATTGAAGCCACCGAAGCCGCCACGGCCGCCGCCGCCTCCGCCGCCGCCGCCACCGCCGCCGCCGTAACTGCCGCCGCCTCCACCGCCTCCGCCACCGCCGCCGTAGCCGTCGCCGTAGAACCCGCCGCCGCCACCGCCACCGCCGAGAGGCCCGCCGCCACTGTAGGTGCCGAAGGTGCCGCCCAACCCGCCGCCGGTGCCGGCTGCGCTGTAAGTGCCGGCCGAACCCCAGTCGCCGCCGCCCGTGGTCACGCCAGGATTGGGGCCGGCAACATCCACGAACGTCGGATTGGGCGCGTTCATGCCGCCGTAACTGGTGGCCTGGAAACTGCCCCAGTCGCCGCCGCCACCGGCTCCCGTGCCGGCCGTCGAGGCATCATAGGCGGTACCCGCCCAGCCGCTGAGATCGCCGGATGCATTGAAGCCGGAGGCATCGAACGAGCCGGAACTGCCCCAGTCGCCACCGCCGGTGGTGGCGCCGCTAAAGCCGCCGTCAAACCCGCCACTGAAGCCGCCGCCACTGTCGCCGGTGAAGCCGCCGCCGCCGCTGTCGCCGCCGCTCGAGCCGCCCCAGCATAGCCGCAGATTTCGCGGCAACCATTCATCCGGCTGCGCGCGATCCCACGGGCGGTGGTTCATGTCAGGATTTTCCTGCGTCGCGTGCCGCAACTTTCCCAGC